CCATGTATCATTTGCCAAAGTATTTCCCGCAAATCCCAAATCTCTCTTTCTCTTTTTCGATTAAAACCCCTTGCCGCTTCATTAAATTCGTAAATGGTTGAGTTCAAATAACGATCAAGCGACCAACCTAATTCTCCAAGTGCGAAAGAACGTAACTCAGTAAATGTTACTTTGCTTTTACTTTTTTTTTAACCCCTGACATCTTTGAAATATCTCCGTAAAGATTATTCGTCTTTTTAGTAAATTCCTTTAATGCCTCTTTGCTTAGATATTCATTCCAGATGACAGCCTTTTCTTTACCGTATTTTGGCTTTTCGTAACGATCTTTACAGGCCGTAATATATCCCTGCCAAAGCAATTCAAGCCGGAAATCAAAGTCGTTTTTCTTTACCTGTTCACCTATCTGCCAGAACTCAATATTTAAGTCCTTGCATAAAGCCTCAAGTGTTGCGATCTTTAAAGTTATCTCAACTTCCTTTACTGAGAATCCAAAAGAAAAGTTTTTAAAAGCGAGTTTCATTTTCGGGTTTTATTTGTTTTACACTTTGAATAAATATATCGGTGTGGTAGTTAAATTGGAAGCCCCGCTGTTAGTTAGTCGCAGTGAAGCAGATGCATCCGTTGCTGTTGCTGTCAGTGTTATAAAGTTTAACCCGGCAACCAAAGCCTGAGTATTGGAAATATAAGCAGACGTATTATCCCAGATCCCAACTGTCGGAACCTGACCGGAATTAACTGTGAGATAAGTAACGAACCGATAAACTCCGGTATCAGCTACTGAAATAGTATTGCTATTGACATAAGCATTGCCAGCGCTATTTATAAGCGAAGTAAACGAAGTCCCGCTAACGGTGTGAGTGTCATAATCAGTGCCACCTTCATCCGGATCAGTAATCATTTGAGCCATTGTCCCGCTTAGTACATATAACGGACCGTTAATCTTAACACTACCAGCCAACGTCATAGCGCCTTCCATCGGTGCATCAAAAGACAAAGAACTCATATCTGCTTTCCCGACTATTGGATATGGACCACCAAGTACAGAAACTAAAAGCTCTGTGCGGTTTAAAATATAATCAAGCAAGTCTTTAGCAGAAAGAATGGCGGGAGTGTCTGACATTAAACCTGTTGAAAACAAAGAATTAAAATCAATCTTTGCATTCATCATTCCTGTTAAATGTTCAGCCCATCCGGCTGACTCTTTATTTGTAGCATCCGGAAGGTCAACGTCTAATCCAACAGACAGACCTTTCTGCATAGCTATTGGCTGTCCTCCTGAATACAAAAGTACAGCCGTTCCGTTGATGGCTGCCATTATGCATCAAATAACACAACTGCACCACTTGCTACTGCCGAACCTGAAAAGGTACATCCTACTTCCATATCTGCACCTAACTGCATCCCTTTGAAGGAACCCATAAATTTCCATCCTGGGATTGTAGTTCCGAGTGCTGCCGGCACAAAAGCAAACTTACGCATTGTATTACCTGCTATAATCAAAGCAAGAATTTCAGCGGCAGTCAGAGCAGTTGCGCTTCCAGCCTCATCCCATACTCCGCTAAAATCAACAGAAGCTGATTTTATACCTGAAAGATGTTCTGCCCATCCGGCAGATTCTTTCGTACTTACATCCGGTAAGTCCACATCACATTTAAAAGTAGCAGACTTACAGCTATAAACTTTATCTGTTGAAGCTGAAGCCGTTGCTATTGTTCCAGTTGTACTAAAAATTCCATACAAAGTTCCACTAACTGCACTCATCTCTTTTTCGTATTAATTAATTAAAAAATTATATAAATCCACAATTCGTATTTTACTTATTCCTATTTCCTCCCCGGTCATTGTCGTTGAACTCTCAGGATCGAAAACAACTAATGTATGTGATCCAATTGTAAAGGTAGCGCTTCTGGTTGCTTTTAACTTCTGCCTGATGACATTCATTAATCCTTGCGCTAACTTTAAATCACCCCTTTCTTTTGATGAGTCAACAACATGAATCTGAATAGTTCCTTCATACATGAAAGTATCTTTTGTCCCGTTTTCAATTTCGACAATATTACCAATAAAAACATAAACCGATGCCGGAGTTTTAGGGATAGACTTATAAACTGGATAAGTCGTCCCGCCGTAAGTAGTACTCCCATTTAAGACATCATAAATGCCATCAATAAGATCATAACTAATATCTTCGTACTTTACACTCATCTGTTTATTTTGTTCAAATTATCCTCAATTCGTTTTACGTGTTTCTCCTGTTGATTGACGGCTGCCCAGTTTAAGAAAGAATCTCCTTTGATGTTTACTTTCCTTAATCCCTTGCCTTTAAAATTAGCAGCTGCTGATCTGGCTTCTGCATCAAAATCAAAGTTTTCAAAGACCATATCTCCGGTTCCAAATTCAATGTAAGGAGCATATTCAACATCAGTACCAACAACCTTTTCCATGTCCTTCACCTTACGGTTATAAATTGAAGTTGCAAGCCTTCCTGAAATCCAATGTTTAGCGCTTCCAAACATACCTTTCAGTCGTTTTTTAGCATCAGACTCTATGTTTGCAGCAGTCTGCCAAACAGCTAAATCAATAGCTTTACCGGCCTCTTTTTCATAGCCTTTAAAGTCGCTTATCAACCCTTCAACACCTGATATTTCTGCCCCTATGAAGTTCATTTTTTTGTAGCTGCAAGTATTGTTATTTCATTCAACATCGAAGTCCCAGGATTACGTGTTATCGGACGTATCGGATAAAGTGTCAATGTCCCGTATGTTATTTTTATATTGTCCGAATAACTGTTATCCCAAAGTTCAATTTTATATACTGCCCGATCAATCAATTCCCCCTCCGTCAAATAACGAGTACCATCCACCTGAGTTACTTTTGCCCGTACTGATGCAGCAGTTCCCCATGTCTCCGTTACATCGCCACTCGCATCTGTTGATGTTGTAAGTGTCGAAATACTTATTATTCTATTTAACCGGCCACTATTCATTAATCAGATGTTTCATTTAAAGATCCATTCCTATCAATAATATAATGAGCATCCATATAAGCTATTGCAATCTCATTTCCAGTTGTCCACCAGTTAGTCCCGGCTGCCGGAGCTACTGCTGTTAATTTTACAAACAAAATATCAGAATAATTTTCAGTTCCAGGATGAGCCAGATTAGTAATCAGATTAGAGTATTTTAATTTATATTGATCTGCTGAAACAAGTCCAATATCTGCGACTGTTCCAGTATTTGATAACGTATCTGGGATTACTCCTCCGTGCGACATCCATTCCCACGAATAAGTAAAAGCTATATTTCCGTCTTTCGCAACGATAGGGATATAATGAAGATGGATACTTCCTAAATTCCTCCCCAAACATTTTCTATGTGAAAACTGAAAAATCATACCCATAACATCTCCGCTTGTAACATGATACATAGGAATACCCGTAGTACGGACTTGTTTTAATGTCGTAACGGTTACTCCAGTTAGTGCAGTTATATACTGACCCTGCTGATCGTCGTAAGTAGGATATGATCTTTGTAATCCCATTAAATATTGGTTACATTTATAAATGTTATATAAACAGAAACTTTCCCTGCTGTTACATTTGACCAGTTAGCTCCCGGAGTTGCACTTACATAAATACTTGTAGCGGCTGCGGCAGGAGTAGCTATAAAAGCACCGGCATTAGCAGCAGCAGTGATAGCATCAGCAGCGTAAATAGTTGCTGATCCAATTAGTTCAGCACCAGAAGAGGATGTTCCTGTTTCGGCCACTAAACTAACTGCTCCTGTGAATACGTTATTAGTAAAAGTAAATACATCAACTATTCGAGCTTTTGCCGGTACTATTGCACCCAGGTTTATAACCTGCTCTACCTGATCTGCTGCCGTTGCAAAATTAAAATCACATCCGGCAACACCCACCCCCCCGATGGTTTTCTTAATTGTCTGAACACTCTTGTATGTATCAAGTTTATCAAGCGCCTGAAATATTGTCGTTGGGAAAGTAACCACATGAGGAGTGCCTGACATCTGCCCTTCAAATCCTATTGCAGAATCAAGAGCATCAAGATTTTGATTTACATTATTTGCAACTGCAATAGGTCCAGTAGTACGGGCAACAGGAACGGGATCTGCCCCGATAGCAGCATCAAGCAGATCAATATTTGTCCCGGTCTGGTTTG